ACTGTCGTTAAGCAAGCAGCACATTTTGTAGCCCTACTGATACGCCCTTCAAACTGTAGCGAACATATTCGTAGGCCAAGACCGGGCGTGATTATGAGAGTACTACTGCTGTGTCGACGTGGATAAAGACTGCCGGTTCAAGCATTGCTTCAGTCTTCAAATCGACGCCAAAACCCTCAAGAAATTTTGTCACTGTCATCAAGTCTACCCGGAATTCACCAACTATGTCAGTTATAACCGAAGCACTGCCTGCTAGAATTTTTAGAAGTATCAAGACTGTAAAGCCAACACGACTTCACGTGTCATACGCTGATAAGCTCCTTACTTTTCTCCGAAATATCAGATTTGTCGGCGGATATAAAGTTTTCATACCCAAGACCGCTGAATACGATGAGGTCAGTGACCCTGTTCCATGTTTGCGCTTGAAAGCAGAGGTACCACTTACAGACCCTACATGGGCATTAAGTTCTACGCTCAGAAAAATAAAAATATACGATGAAGCAGGGAATACTACCACATATGACAAAGTCTGTGATTTTGGTCGCAACCACCCTTACATTCGCACCGGTATAGATTTTTCCAAAGAGCAAGATAATAGACCAAGAGTAGCAGCAACCTCCACTTACAATGCATTAGGGGCACTGCTAACTAGGCATGGTACAGCTTTATTACAACCAGACATAGATGTGGTTAAAGAATTCTCACTATACGTGGATAAAGAGATAGAACGATTAGATCAAAAAGCGCAAGCTTTGATCCCCAAGATTAAGTTTAGCCAAGCTGAATACCTACAATCAGTAGAATCACCAAAGCGGCCAATTTATATCAATGGTGCAAATATTTTTAATACTACGGGCAGACTTACTGAAGGTTTGGAAGCCATGATGAAACCAGACGAGCGCTCCGTACTTAAAGGAAAGATCAAAGGTCGAAATCTGTTTAATCCACATCCCACAATGAAAGCCATAGGAGGTCATGCTAACCAGTTGATGATGCGTCTTATGAAGGCTTTGTACCCTCAATTTATTCAAGCCTATACACCAGACGAGATAGCAGATAAAATCAAAGTGGAGTACGAGCAGTACATAGACCCAGTTTTCATATCCACTGATTTTTCATCATATGACGCCCATGCACATGCTTCCTTAATAGAGGCTGTAGATAACAAATACATGCGTCGATATCTGCCGTCTTTGTTGTTAGTCAATGGTTATAGAGAATGTGACGTTGATTATATAGTAGAAAGGTTATGTTTGCTCGATATCCCCTTCAAGATGTACTACCCAGGCCAAAGATATGTCACGCGCATCATGATAGAAGGTGTCATACATGGTACTACCTTTTCAGGCCATCCCGTCAGGACTTCATTATGGAATACTTCCAGAAGTATGCATATGACAGGATTCGTCATGAGCAAGGCCGCTGTGAAGTCCTCTTACTACAATGCAGGAGATGATATGGTTATGATTACAGAACGTTCGAACGCTAGTATTATCCAAGCTACCATGTATTATTATTACCATTCAGAAGACATAGCAATACCGCACGGCCTAGGACAAGTTCTTAAAGAGATCACTGTTGCAGATGACGGTAAATTTTTATCCAAAATACTGGCATATAGAAAAGGTGTGATGATTTACGTTAGGCCTTTGAATCGTTATTATTTCCAGTCTAATGTCATGTTAGACAATAACAAGCTTATGACACCAGTGGAACATACGACAGCTGTCACCATAGGCTTAGAAACTGCAACACATAACCTATCTGCTTATAAAAGTTATACTAACTCAAGAAGAAAGGGGTTGCCACACATAAAGCTTAAGAAGCCTATATCTTTGGAATACTTCAAGCATGCCTCAAAGAAAACATTCACAGATTCAGACTTCTATACTATCGGAGATACTCATTTACTTGAGTATGACCCAACTCACCCATTAGTCGCAGATTTAATACCTGATAGTCTTGTATGTGGATACGGCAACCCCGTTGGGACTATGACCCACCAAGAAGAAATCATAGCACAGAACGGCAAACCCGGTCTACAAAATCAATCATTGTTTAGTAATGCACCCCAGAAAATACAGCCTTATCAGCAGCAGGGCTATCCCTCAGCTGAAGACATAGAACGAGCCAAAGAGATTTATAAGCTCACTCGTAGTCAGCGCAAGTCAAAAGTCCAAGAATTTGCAAAAGGCCCTGACAACAAAGAGTTCTACGGAAAAAGCATTCAAGTTTTAGCCAATGCTTTCAAAGAAGGAAATCAGAACTTACTAGAAACTCTTTCAAAGCTAGAACAAACGATACAGCCAAAGAATGTATCATCAATGGATCTCGGAGTTTCGCTCATGGACAAACGCCAAAATTCCAGAATTTCCAATGCAGCCATCAATGATGCAGTTTTCGACAAGACTCAAATGATGCCTACTGCACAAAACCTAGAGCACCTCAAACAGAGCCTTGGCCTAGACAAGATCACCCATCGGAAACTGAAAGAGCTCATTCTGCTAGACGATTGGGCCTCAATAGCCCAACAAGCTATGCCATACATTTTAGAGTATGGTGCTCCAGCCATACAAAAGCTTTACAAGAGGTATGTAGAGCCAACCCTGCGCAGATTTTTGGGCGACGACGCAGGTTTAGATCCTAACGATTTCAGCAATAACAATGTCTCACAACCCAGCAAACGCTCTATTATAGGTGGCGTCACCTACGAGTCACCAAGTTACCCACCTATAAGGCTCGGCCAACTAGCACTCGATGCTGTGTGCACAGAAGCTATTGCCACAGTAGTCTGTCCTGAAGAGTTCAGAAAAAGATTGCCCTTCAACTACCCAACACGTACTGCAGTTACTACCGGCTCCACAAACTTTATCGGCACTACCGATGCTGCAGGCAACCTAGCCATCTTCATAAATCCCTGGAATCCAGGTGTAGTTTCAGGCGCAGCATCAGGGGCATTCGCTCTCTTAGCCCTGGCTATTTACCTG